GCTGATTTGCCCCGACATCAAATGGAGTCGCGCTGCTGGTTACTCGAATGATAGCCTGATCCAATTCCTTGCGCCGGCCCTGGACAGTCACCGGCCCAGGCAGATCCAGATAAAGCGTTTGCAGTTGTGCCGTGTATCCAAGCCCGACAAGAACCGATGTAGCATCATGCGGCAGAAACACTGTGCCATTCACCACCGTCTGTGGCGTCACCAGGTTGCCATCAGCCAGGACAGAGACCTGCATTCCTTCCAGATGGTTTAGCCCCTGCACCGTGTTTGTCGGCGCCGCGATCGTCCATTGTCCAGCCGGCGCCGGTATCGCCGTGAAGAACGGATCGTCCGGTAGCATTGGCACAGACCGCTGGACGTTGACCATAACGGAACTGCCGCTGATCCCGTGGATGACCTGGAGGATGCCGCCGCCATACCGGATCACATCCCCCGCCGCACCAAACCCGGGCTGCCCAGTAAACACACCGCTGGTAGCGTTGACTGTGGCAAGGTTCTGCACCAGAAGCTGAATGACGGCGTTCCCGCCAGCCCCAGATGGATCGACCACATTCACGACCGGAGCGGTGTAGCCGGTCAGGGTTCCGGTCAGCACCGCAGCCGTAACCGCGCCGCCAACGATCGTCAGCGCTATCTGCGCACCAACGCCAGTTGCATCGATGATCTCAGCGAACGTGCTGGCGCTGTAGTTAGCTCCGCCATATAGGATGGTCGGCTGCATAAGCGTAGGAACGCCCGAGGCTGAACTGAACGTAAGCGTCGCGTTTGGCATGTTCTGCGGATAGGACAGTCCGCAATCGACGCACCAAGTATCAGAGATCGTGTTCCACAACCGGTTGTCCATGCGCTCCTGCATGTAGACCCACACCGGATTGCCGTTGTTCTGGATCAGCCGCTTGACGACGAAATACGGCGCATTGACCGGGGGCTCGCTGACCACAGCAACAGACTGAAACAGACCATTGGTATCGTGGCGAGACCACGCATAGACCTCTTGTTCCTTGAGGTATGTCAGGCACAACAGAATGCCATCATCGCGCACCGCCCACAGCAGCTTATGCGGCTCATCCGCCCAACCCCATTCCTTAATCAGATGATTATAGAAGAGGTGATTGGAGAGCACGGTGGTATCCGTGCCGGTGTAGATGTTAACAAAATAGTTGTAGCTCAGGTTGCGGACATTCGATCCGCGATTTGGCACATAGAGGATGTCGTAGTTGATGATGATCGGCGGTACGGTCTCCGAGACGCCATTATACGCTTGCGGATTCGCTACCTGATTTGACGGCGTGACCGCCGATGCCGTCGCAATACCAGTTGCGCCACCAGACAACTGCCACGCCCCGAGACCAGTCAGAATGACCAGCCCGCCCGGCATGTTGAGCATCCACTGAATGCCGTTGACCTGTTGGCTCCAGGGGCTGCCTACGATCGCATCGTTGTCTTTGACGGGGATGGACGTGTCAAAGTTGGTGAATGATCCAGGCTGCGATGCAAAGTATGTGTCTGGATTATTGATCGTGTTGGCGTAGAAGCGCCGTTGCTGGAAGTAGGCCACCGTCGATGGGTATGTGCCGCTCGCCTGACCCACAGTGATCGTTGCCGACGCTCCTGTGCCGCCACCGAAAATCTGGACCGGCTCTGCGCCGGTATATCCCGAACCGCCGTTGACAACGGAGATCCATGAGACCTGGCCGGCTACAATGACCGGCTGTAGAACCGCTTCCTCACCAGAAGTGCTGGCACAGATCACGGATGATGTCGTTGTGTTGTAGCCGGAACCCGGCGCCGTAACATCAACCTTGACAATCGCCGACGTAGCGAACGGATTCGTGTGGACCGGAGGTGATATGGAAAAGTCCGGCTGCACGTTCGTATCGGTAAACGCGGTGCCGCGAGAAGATCCAAGGAAACCAAAGATGGCCCCAAGCGGCGGAGCGTTATTCAGACTGATCGGCCCCTGGTAGAAGTTGTATGAACTGGCGCCACCGACCGCCGCCGAGTTCAGAAAGATAGATCCGGCAACAACGGACTGATCAACCGTTTGCACGTATCCCGGCAATGACGCGATGCTCTCCTGCCCCGTCGCTCCATCAACCGCAGTCGAGACAAACTGATACCAAAAGCTACGCTGCGCGCCAGCCGTCGCCCCATCAGTCGCCGATACCCCAATCGGCCCCGGTGGTGCGGCTATGAACGAGCCGAACTGTGTCGGAACCAGCGTCCAATTACTGGACGATATCCGCGTCAGGTCGTATGGCGGATACTTCGGATGCACGATGCTCATCACATCGGCCGACTGCGCGAACTTCAGTAGAGGAACATCCTCGATCTTATACGGCGTCAGCACCGTATAAATGCGCGCCTCAGTCCCGCCCGATACATAGGCAGGCATCTGAAGCGTCGAGATCACCGCGCCATCTAGCGGATTGACCAGAGAGAAATGCGTAGCATCGGCACCGATACCCGACACGATGAACTGGCGCCCATTGAGTGCGGTCTGTCCGACAATCCCCGTGATAAAGACCTCTTGACTATCAAGCAGTCCATGCGGCGTAGCGGTCTGCACGATGGCGCGATCAGCCGTGGTTATCCCCGTGATCGCAATCGACGCTTCCGTGATGTAGCCCGGATTCAATCCAGATACGTGCGATGTTGCATCGGCCCCATCCGTGATGAAGCGGAAGTATCCATCGCCAGCCTCTATGACGATGCCCTGATTAGTAGAGAACTGGAATGGGATATTGCGCGGCGGCAGCGCCGCGTTGGCCCGCCCCTGATTGCCCTGCTTGCAGATGCCGACGAACCGCGTCCCAGCCCGCGTCGATGCCCCTCCGCGATAGCTCGCGTAGAAGTTGCGCATCGTGGACGTTGCTCTTCTGTACTTATCTAAGTCAGTCCGGCCGAAAAGCTCAGGACTGAACTCGCCGCCGTTCAGTGCAGTCTGGATGGTGGGTATGGCCACAGATCAGTAGAACTCGCCATTAGGAAAGCCGACCGTTTCCCACGCACCAGTCCGCACCGCCCCGTTGTTCCCAGCAACCGACAGGAACCACGGCGCCCCTTGAGCCATGCGGATGCGCATCCAATCAGGCTTATGGTCCATCGACTTGATGCCCTCGTTGGCATCAGCCATCCGCGCGGCATCCAGCACATTCTTGGCGATGCCGATTTGCTCCTGCATCTGCGCCTTGTCGCGCGCCAGAGCATTGATGAAGTAGCTTCCGAGGTAAGCAGTCGCGCCAGACGTGAATAGCGAATCCCACAGATCCGGCTTCTGCGATAGATCGCGCGTATAGATCGCCTGCGCTTGCGGGATGTTCGTCAGGATGACCCTGATAGGATTGCCCAGGTTATCGAAGTCAGTCGCTTCGACAAACGGAATGGCAGTCGGAAGGTCAGGATACCAGTTGGCCGTGGTCTGATTGGTGGTCAACGGCGGATTGGTGGTCATCGTCGGAATTGTCGGAATCAGAAAGCGCAGCCGCTGACAGTCGGGAGGATACAGGTAGGAGAACATCCACGGTTGCGGCGGCGGATTGGTGCTGATCACGCCGCCGACAACGACGGCCTTCCACTGCGTCAGCGTGATCTGAGCGCGGGCAAATGCCCAGTTGGCGGCGCGGTGGAGGGCTTGGACCTTTGGCGTGTAGAAGAGCGCAGAAGTCTGTGCTGCCGGAGAGTTATCCTGGAAGTTGCCGATGCGGATGCGCTGACCCACTTCGGCCAGCGCAATGTTGCAAATGTCTACAGGCCCCAAAGCGCACCCCCCTCACCCCTTGGTGCGCTCTGCAAGTGCCGGGTTGTAGCCAGTGCTGTGCAGGCTATCGACCATCGCATCGCCCGAGTGATCAATGAACCACGGCTCATGACCAGCAGGCCCAGGACGCGGACCGTGTTCCCCAGTCTCTACATCGATCATGTGTTCATGCAGCGGCGCATCTGCACTGATCCAGTGCTCACTACCAGCTTCGCGAATGGCGCCGTCAACGTAGGACTTCAGTAGGAACAGGACTTTTCTCATTCGTCCTCTTCCTCTTCG